ATTGATGGTTGGACCTGTCGGATGTCCGAGTTCACCGAAAGCACGGTTGCAATCAACAAATTCGTTGATATATCTTCCTACTTCTTTATTCAAAGTAGGAAGAGGATAGACTCTACCGTTTCGTTTGCATTCCTCGGCAACCATGAATACACCTTCGATGAACAGATTCTTTTTGTCATCTGTTCCTTCGGTGATGTATCTAATGTCTTCTACTGTTTCGGTGATTAACTTCATTATTTCTTCTTCCTCTTAGCCATTGCAGCCTTGATGGCGTTGTTTCTAGAACCTCTCCATTCATCGGTGGATGATTCAATCTTACCATCGCCATCGTAATCTTTATTGGCTTTCTTTGCTTCGTTTAATCCATTACCACCGAATGCTTTTTTGTTCATATCTTCTGCATTGTTATCACCGTTATCACCACAATCACCGTCTTCACAGTCCATTCCGCCCTCATACTCTAAATCTCCATCGGTATTTCTTGGATCACTTCCATCCTCATATTCCATTTCTTCTTCGTCTTTTTCGCCTTCTTCGTCTTCTTCAGACTCTTCTTTCTTGTGCTTTTTCTTGCCTTCCATGATCTCTTCAACTTCTAGGCGAAGATCATTTGCATCATTGGTAGTTTCTTCGGTTTCTTCGGTGTTTTCATCAAGGAAAGTTTCTGGAGCATACTCTTCAAACTTTTGTTGAAGTCTCTCAGAGAGTTTTTGCATGAGAAGTTCAGTAGCAATCTTCTTAGATTCTACGATATTTTCTGAAATTACGCTCTTGATTAGATTATTTGTGTCCATTTTTTGCTCCGTAAATTCTTTCCGCAGTTTTCACTGCTTTTTTGAAACCGTGATCAGATTCCAATATGAGGTTTATTAGTTTATCCTTATGTGAACTATTTAGAGAATTGTATAGTTCGGCTAGGTATTTAGCCATTTTTGGTGTTATCTCTAACTGAGAACCATCTTTTGCAGTAATCCAATTGGTAGTATTATTGTTTATTGCATTATTGAATTCTGCAATAGGCATATAAGTCTTAGAAACTTGTTCTTGTATCTGAACTTGTGGTTTTGACTTTTCTACGATTATATTGTTGAATAAGTTCTCACACTCATTCAAGTACATCTCTGACATTCTAATAGCAATTCTATCCTCTATTAGAGAGAACATTTCTTGTTTAAATGCGTCTTTATTAGAAGAAACTAATGCTGCAAATTCTTTTCTAATACTCATTGTGGTGGTGCCTGTTGACCTTCCTCTGGTTGTGGTTGCATACCCAATGCTAACATTTCCTGCTGTTGTTCAACTTGTTTGATTAAAGCATCTTGCTGTTCTTTAGCAATTTGACCATTAATTTCAATAATTTGTTCATCAGTTTGCTTTAGTATGTTTTTACGAATATATTCTTGTGAATAATAAGTACCAACAAAATTACTTAATGAGTTCAACATGTCTAATCGATCTCTTAGAATGTCGTTATCTTTTAGTTCAGTAAAATATGAATCTTTATTGAACTTATAGTTAATGTCATGACAAATCTTATTAAACTCATCCTCAGTCATTATTCCCTTGAGAATTACTTGAGTCCTAAGAAGATCAGTAAACAATGATGCAAACTTATAACGAAGTCTTTCTATAAACTTATAGAACTTTACCTCATCACGAGTAATTTCAGCAGATCTGCCCATATTGAATCCGGTTTCAGATTCAAGACGAGAAATTGGAACATTTAGTGATCTGTATAATTTCTTTTGGAGGTAATTAACATCTTCCATCTCTCCAAGGTTTTGACCACCATCTAAAGTTTCAATTGAAGTTCCTTTTCCACCTTCTCTACGAGGCATCCAGAAATCTTCAAGCATGTGTTGATGATTTCTGTCGTCACGCATCTGACCAGTGGCTGAATCGTATGTAACTTTATTACGATACCGATTCATAATATCACGCAGATATTGTTCTGCTTTTTGCTTTGGCAAATTACCAACATCGATATAGAAAATTCTTCTTTCTGGTGCGCGAGAAATTCTGTAAATTACTACAGCATCTTCAATCTGACGCAACATGTTTAGAGGTCTAATTGCCTTTTGTAAGTGTCCAACTACTCTTTTAGTTACAGCATCAATTGTTCCAGAATGACAATACGCAACACTGTCTACTGTAAACTTATATCCAGATGGTGTTGTTGGATAAAGGGCTTCTTTGTCTGTATCTGCATAGACATAATATTCTTCTATCTTTTTGACGAATGGAATAATTTGTCCACCATTAACTCTAGTTCTATCTTTTTCTATTTTTCTTACTTTTTTGATCTTTACCGGATCAATTGGTATTAAAGAGATCAATCCTCGCTGTGGATGTTCTTTGTCTATTTCTTTAAAGTAATAAACTTTACTATCCACATACCATCTTCTAAAAATCTCATGTCCTCTATTGCTAAAATCTAATAACTTTAGAATATGATTAAATTCAAAGTACATCTTTGATTTAATAGTATCTGGCAGATTTACATCATCAAGTTCTAACTTTACTGGTTTTTTGTCTTCACCAAGAACGATAGATTCATTAACAATATCTTCAATTGCAGAATCAACTTCTGCATGAAGAGCCATACCACGATACTGACCAATGAGTTGATTCTCATCCCTAATGGAACCGGAGAAATCGATGGATGTACCAAAGACTCCTCCGGTTTCAAATGTATATGTACCGTCATAGGACTCAGGTGTAACTGGAATCTGATTTGTTTCTAGATTCTTAGTTTCCTGATCTCTTTTTCTACCAAAACTAAATCCAAAGATATCAATTGCCATAATATAAGATTTTCCTATTAGGTGTTTCTGTGATGTTTAATTAAAAATGTTAGGTGGCCACAATCTTAACGTTTTTCGAATCTGTTACTTCATAATGGGTATAGTTAAAAGTAACTGCAAATTGTGTAACTTCATTTGCTTTGCCGGTTCCCAAGTCAATACCACTAATTGAAACTGGATATGCATTTATTAACTGTATTTTTTTATGTACTTTATCTCCGGCTACCACATGATCTAACATGGTAATAGTAATACTACCAGTATATGCTTTTGTATAATTTCTACCAATGCTTGTTGCTGGTATGTTACTAGCATGATCATTGAATAGATTATTCCACTTGTGTAGTTTATCCCATGAATTCTTATCGCCTAAATCATCGATAATTGTGCAACTCCATGGCGCATACTCTCTATCGCCTGGAAAATTATATTGTCTTCCTCTGAACGGAAGTTGAATAGCACCCATTTTTGCTTCTGGTAAAGTAGCAGCGGAGCAATGTGTTTCAAATAAAAACTGACCATTAAGTCCACCGACTGCTGGACAATCGCCAGTTATTTTATAACGATTTGGGCGAGTTCCGCCTTGAAATGCATCTAAGAATTTTTGAATTTGATGTGTGTCTGCCATTTATGGTATTCTCCTGTGTGTCTTATTTAATATGATGACATTAGTTTAATGGTGCATCAGTATTTAGGTTGGTAATAGTCAACTTGACATAATTGACGGACTTGGTTGGCTTTACATAAATGTCAGCAACGAATTGATTTGCATCAATTACTGATCCCGGATTGTTGGTTTCATCACACACAACCTTATAGTCATAAAGTCCTCTACCCTCTTTGATGGTATTTAAGAACCCATTAGCAGCATTTGTAAACAATGAGCGGGTTGTTGCGTCATTGAATTCGAACAAAATGCTGTTTGCTGTCTGTTTTAGTACCTTTTTGATGTAGTTCAAACAACGAACGACATTTATTCTTGTTAGAGTAGATGTGTCTGTGCCTTCTCTTGTTATATCACCGAACAAATAAGTTCCAGTACCAGCAATTCCAATTACTGGATTGACTTTGCTGCTGTATAGATTGTCTTGATCAGTTGGTGTTAATGCTTTTACGAGGCTAACAACATTTAGGATTCTTCCACGCTTTAGTCCGGCTGGAGAATACCAAACTTGGTAGTCTCTATCGGTTCTTGCAAGGCAACCGGCTGCATCTGCTGCTAGAGGAACATTTATAAATGTATCATATGGTGTGTTTACACTAGACCAACCAAGAGTAGATTTTTCACCACCAACTGCAAAGATTCTATTTTCTGCTATAGAACTTACTCCAGTAGGAGTTACAGTTGGAGATGATGGAACGCTTCCACCACCAGTATAACCTTGGAAAGTGCATCCAACAACACCGATTAAGTCATCTCTTGCAGCAACTGTGTTAGTTACGAAAGTAACTTGTGATGCAGTCAATTCAGCGGTAAATACGCTATCTAATGCTACTGCGGCGTCATAGAAAGAATAATTATTGCTGGCAATCTTAAGAACTCCACCATATAGGAGATAATTATAAGCGGAATACCATTCAGTCTTCCATGCACCAGTTGGTCCTGGTCCAGCAGTTGAACCATAAGTTGAACCATTTAATAGACTAACCCATTCATTTAGATTTTCTACAGTCATATAACCAAGATTACGGTCTGCTGTTACACCAAAAACAGTTAACAGTCCATTTGGGCTGTACATACCTGAAATATGGGTGCTTCCGTTTTCTTGACCAGCAACTACGAAGGAATTGTCTACTACTTGTACTGATACATTTGGTCTTGTTATAGCCATCTTTATTCTCCTGTGTTGAGGATTATCCTCAAATGCCTAATAAGTTCTTAGAGGTCTTTTACTCTGCACTTATTTAGTTTTTTGACTATTTTACCACCAAGGATCTCTATTTTCGGTCTTCCATGTATCAGTTCCATCATTAAATGTGTTCAAATCATCATCTTCGTACCCAGAAATGAATCCAAATGGTGCTAAATCTTCTTCAAGTTGTTTTATTTCCTTTTGGAATAAAGCAAGACGAGTATCTAGATTGGTCAACTCTTTAAAATATGGTTGACGAGAAAGCCAAGAAAAAAGAACCAATGACATCACCAAATCGTCATTGTGTCCATCTTCTGCTGAATACGATTGTGCTTTGCTAACAAATGACATCAATTCTGTAATAATTTCATAGTCTTCAATCAAAAGTTTGTCTTGTTCTATTAAATTTTTTAAAACAGAACAACCTAATCTTTTTACTTGACTAGTGGTTCTAACACCAAAAATACTTTCTCCTCTACCAAATCCACCACTTACAACTTGTCCTTTTCTTCCTTTCATGGTTGACATAAGGATATGTTCATATTCTAATTCCGAGTGTAAAATGTCTGCAACCTGACCACCTATATCATTTACTTCTACAAAGATATACGCTTTATTGTATTTGTATCCTGTTCTTTCAATCACAGTAGGAAACAACATAGGAGATATTAGATTATTTTTATATTTACAGACTAACCTATATGGAGATTCAGTTGCATCAATCACTGTAAATGCACTATAGTCTTTTCCTTGACCTCTTGCTGTATCTACAGTTATAAAATATAAATGATCTTCTTTTGGTTCTTCGTAAACAGTAAGACCATCTTTGGTAGAATATACTGGTTCTTTCCAAGATAATGCATTTAATTTAGCCGTAGAGATTAAAGTATTAGATGAACCCAAGAAGTTACATTCGAACTCTGATTCAAACTGCTTCTCAGATGTCTGCTTAATCATCTCCTCTTTCCACTTTTGATCACGGAGTTTACCACCAGCGGTTGATGGAACTTGCGACCAGTGAACCTCTATGGGAACATATTCATTCTTTCCAGACTCTCCGGGTTTCTTCGTAGCACCCTTCCAGAGTTTGTAAAACATGTTTAGACCATTTGGAGTAGAGATTAGCAACACCTTTGTACTTAAACCAGAGGTAATAGTTGGGAATACTGAACTAAAGAATTCTTCTGCAATGTTCTGAGGAACGAATGCAAACTCGTCAAGGAATAGAAGATTGAAAGATCCACCACGGACAGCAGATGCTGATGTAGAGGATGCTAGGATCTTAGAACCGTTCTCTAGTTGGATTGATCCTTTGTTCCATTCTAGAATACCCTGCTGTAACCACTTTGGCAAATACTCATAAGCCAACTTCAAACGAGACAACATTTCGCGTGCTGTTGATTGCTTGTTAGCAAGAATGGCTACACTCATGTTTTGATTGAACAGGATATAGTGAAGAATGTATGCGATAACCGTAGTTGACTTACCAGACTGACGAGGTAATTTAGCGATTACATAACGATTATCATGGATCTTACTGATAATGTCTTTTTGATAATCATACAACTCAAAAGGCACAAGACCTTTATCTAGAGTTACAATCTTAACATAGTTTTTAGTGAAGTAGATCGGATCGTTTGCACACTTCACATATTCTTCTACTTGTTCTTTTGTAAATTCAATTTTTACTCCGGGTCCCTTTAGATTGGGATTACCGAGGTAACTTTTACTGTCGTTCTTCCCCATTGGTATCTAATGCCTTTCTTCTGCTGCGACTTTCATTTACTAAGTCTTGCAGATCACTTGTCGAACCAACATATATGGCATTTGTTGTGTTATTATTAACAGTGATTTTTTCCTTTTCAATTTCTTTTTTCTGCTGATAAAGATCCATCAAGTCTTTATTCATTTCAGCAAGTTGTTTTGCAAAGTTTGATACAACTTCAAACCCACGAGGAGAGTCTAAACTCTGAGCCAACGATATTGCATTATCTAGACTATCTTTACCCTTCTCAATGAGTTCTTTTAGATTTGATCTAGCGTATTCAAAGTCTGAATCCATTTTCTTTTGTTGTACTTCTGGGCTGGCTGGTTTTACTATTATTTCTTTTGGTGCAGATTTGAAGTCTACACCTAGACTTTCAGAAATAGAATCAAACACTTTTGGTACTTCTTTATCCATATAATGTGTCATCCTCAAAGATATTAATATCCGCTTCTCTGATAATTCCTCTACCAGTTTCGTTTATTTTTCCATATATTTGCGCTTTTGCTGTAAAACCTAAAGTAGATATTATTGATCTTCTTGTTGACATGTCTCCTTCATATGTCTGATTTAATGACACATTATTCAAAACAATAGGAACATCAACATTAACATCTAAATTATTTAATTTTAATGTAACAATAAACTCTGGAGAAAAATACGGAAGAATCTGTTCAATTATTTGCAAATTATCTTCAATCGTTCTTGAATAACAATATAAACCAAATTGAACATTATACGGAACACCAGAATATGATCGATGAGTACCACCTTCTGAGTCTATTCTTAATTTAGAATTTAATTTGCTAACATGCCGTTCTGGATCATATTGAATATTAGTAATTTCAAAACCCAAACGAGGAATTACACTTTCAATTTTTACATTATTTGAAATAGAACTTGCTTCTGTTAATCTTCTAATGAATTTTTCTTTACCGCAATATGTGAGAGGAACATTTGTTTTTTCATCCACTCCATCTGATGTTTTATTTGATACAAAAATTTCATCAAACAAACCACCAAATGCTAATGTTAGTTTCCTTAAAGTTTGATTATAGTAATATTGAAACATTAGTAAATTCCTTCGGAGAATGGATCAATATCAGTGAAATCATAGATTTCAAGAACATTTCCAGTTTGTTTGATGTGTTCATTATCACCATCTGCCGTAGAGGTAATAGGAGTAATTGGTATAAAGATATCTGTTCCCGTAATTCCAGAAACATAATATTCTGCACCAGAATCCTTTCCTCTGATTGTTTGTGATGAATATAGGAACGAACCACTGATTCCATAAACATTCATAGTATTATCAGATACATTATATTTGAAACAGATGGCTTCTGCCGTGGCATTTGAATATGTTCCACCTGTAGCCCCACGGACTTGAAATATCGTTTCACCGTCATAGAAACTTAGATCTGTAGATACTTCAGTAGAAAGAGCAAACTGATAAACTGCTTCCTTTGTTTCTGCCACTACAACATCAACATCAGTTTCACCCGTATTAAATTCATCATTGTCAATAGTGGTGAGTTCGCAAGTTAATGAATATGTGTATAGTTTGCCAAGTTGATAAAACGGATTTTCGTGTTCAACAAAGTTTATTTCAAACAAACCTTTGCTCAATGGAAAGTAAATAAGATCACCTTCCCGTGGTCTGGTGATTCCATTATATTTTTCCGCAATCTCTGTATTAAATCGTTTCTTGGATACAATCAAAACAACTTTATCTCTTACTTCCAGACCAAACTTAGCGATAACATCTCCTTCACCTTCAAACCCAGAAGTAGAAGCAATATACATTTCTAGAGGAAATGATTTATTAAACTTATATTGGGCTTCTCCAAACATTATGTTTTTATCATATTGTTCTCGGGGAATATACAGCATATCCCTACCCATAGTCTTGATGATCTCTATAGAGAGATCTTCAATTATGTTTTGTTCGCCTGAATAGTCTTTGAAATAGGGATTATGTGCCATATTAACCGATCATGAAATTTATTGGGAGTTCGTATTCGAGTTGAACTTGTTGTTCTATCAGTGCTATTTCTTGTGTTGCTTCTGCAACAATATCTCCACCGCGAAGAGTAACACCACCGGGAAGTTGAACACCATTAAACTTAGCCATGTTCATTCCCCATTGTCTCTTGATTAGAGCGGTAACATACTTCTTAAGAAGACGATCATTATAAATCTCCGTGAACTTATCTGGATTAAGAGCAACATATGCCTCAATCATAAGATTTCCGTTTGCTGCTAGTTCTTCCTTCCAGTTCATATCAATATGAAGTTTGTTTGTAACCTTACTGAAGCGAATTGCTTTTTCTGGTTGGAACATATCCTGAATCATATTAATATACCGTTTGGTGCTATCGTATTGAGCAAGACCCATATTACGGCTAGACATTAGATTGGTATTAATACCAAAGTAATCTGTTAGTGCCATCTGGTATCGAACATCGAACATAGAGATGTTACTGAATGGACCAAACTGGAACAACTTAACGATAGAAACGATGTCTTTACCTGTTGGACCATCACCACCGAAACCATTTACTGGACCTAAATTATCGGTGTCGATATATTGGTTGGTAATATCTGTAGCAGTAACTGGATATAGGAAGTATGCTTTTTCAACACCATCAAAGTGACGCTCTGAGAAGTATTGTAAAGCATCATCAAGTCGGTCTTCGCATTGTTGCCAGTCTACATTGATATCTACAACTGGTGCGCCTAGTTGTCTCAATGAATATTCTATGAGTGATTGTCTTGAGGATGGTGAAGCCATAAAATCTCCTTATGGATATCTATGGCTATTACATTACTCAGATTTTGGTTTTTGCTGTTCTTGTATAGCCTTTTCTCTTTCTTCGATTGCTTTTTTCATTGCATCGGGCATATCTGGAAGAGTTACTGGCATTTTGTTCAAACCATCAAATTCTATGTTTTCGATGAAGTATTTTCTCGTAATCGGAGGAATTGATTCATCTGGTTTACTTGGAACATAGTTTGTGAAACCAGGCATATTAATTGGGCAATTTAACTTGGGATAATCAAGTTTGCTATAATCTGTACCGTTTGCAACCAACCAAGTTCCTTGCTTGTCACCACAACCACACCCTCCACAGAAATACTGTCCGGGGGTTTTGCTTTCTTTTAAGTGTTCACATGGAGGCAAAACACCACCCATATGCTTGTCACCAAAACAACTAAGAACTCTAAGTTGTTTAGTTGCTTTATTGATCTTTTTTTCATTTAGACCACGAGAAGTCAACGACATGGCAAAACTTTGAATCATTCCAATTTTCTTTGAAATGATGTTTTTGTCTGTTACTTCTACTGTTCTAAATTCTGTTGGATTAAGTTTGTTAGAACAAGAAGGGCATTCACTCATAATAATTACTCCAATTCAATTCTTCTGATTAAACGAACATTGATAATTTGTGTTCTTGGTACTAAGTATATAGACCCGTAATTTGACTTACTAAAATTTTGTGCATACATGTATGAATGTTTATCAATTATCTGAGAGTCTAGATTGTAGACACCATCTGAATTAATCTGGAAATATGGAGTTGATGTTAAATAGCCAGTAGTCTCAAACGACTTAAACAGTTCTGGTATAAAGAATCCTTGATTAACCTTAAGATTTATAAATTCTAATTCATTTTTTGATGGCAGATACCAACCAGAAAGCCTAGAATATGATCTAAGGGTTTCCATAGATTTTGATTGAATACCATAATAACTTAAACCATCTCCATAAGTATTCCATAAACCATCATACATTGATGCCGGAATATTTTCGGGAGTTTCATATAGGTCATTTATAGAACCTATTTTATAGTCATTTGGTGCTACAATTATTGCCCATTTCTTAGCAGTGGTTCCATATCCAATAACAGTTGGTTTGTATTCAGAAGCAGAACCAGTATATGGATTACCTCTAACGGTAGATCCTAATTGAGTTACTGGTGGTCCTGGTTCAAATACACCAACATATAATCCATCTTGGTGGAATGTTAATTCAGATGATGGCAATTCATCTTGTGTTATTATTGTTGATTTTGCAAAGAAACTAGTTGAACTACCATCGCACAGATTTTCAATCTCTAGGCAATTAACACAACTTTCTGTTCTATTTTCATCACAGCAAATACCACCAGAAACAAATGCTCCATTATATACGGAATGACAATTTCCTAGATTTGTTTGTTTACATGTTTTAACATTGTTTTCACAATAGCAGCAACTTCCTAGAATTTGACTGTTACAAACATTTTCATCTGGTTCTACAGCAGCCAAACAACTAGTTTCGGTGCAAGATAGAGAAATTACATCTGTTATAGAAAATGTTGGTGATTCTGGAGTTTTGGCTGTACTTGGAGATACATGAAAACGATTATCTGTATCAACGGCAAAACAAAATTCATTTGCAATATCGTATTGGGTAAATGGTTCAAGACTATTTGAACACGATACTAATTTATACTTGTTGTTTATTGGGAATGATAAATTTTGATTCAATGATACGCATGTTAATGAATTAGATTCATCTATACCACAGAAAGTATAAGCACCAAATGATGCTTTGATATAATTTTTAGGTGGTATAGAACGAACCATATCCCTCAACTGTTTTAATTGCTGAGAATCATTAATAAACGGTGAATAATAATCAAAAGAATTATCTAATTTTTGACCAATGAATCCAATAGTGCTTAGACTGTACGAAGTATTATTTTCGGAATTAGATGGTCTAACACTAACATTATGAGAATACAATTTCTTCAAAGAATCTGTAACAATTGGTGCTGGTTTTGATTGATTTGTGTTGGCATTATAAAACCGACCATAAATTCTTATATCGTTGTTTAAATTAATAGATGCACTAAATGTTTTAGTTGTAATTAAATCTAATACTTTTTCTGTCAAATTTGGTGCTGGTATTGGTGAATTAGGATCTCCTGCTGGAAAATTAGAAGCAAAAATAGGAGATGCAAAATAACGAGGAGTAGAACCAGTATCAATAATTGCAAAATAACCATCAAACCATCTATCGGGTTCTGCTATATCATAATTATATGAGTGACCACCAGTAGTCAGTTTAGTAACACCAACTAATTCTTTTCTTGCTTCGCTTCCATATGCAAAACCAGTACCGTATTCGACTGTTGGTCCTAATATAACATCATAATTTATTGAATCTGGTCTTCTTATTTGTAGTGCAGTTTGATCAACAGTTTCTACAAATCTTCCGGGGAATCTATTTGGATACCAATCCGCAAGTCCGCATCTACTATTCGCCGGAAGATTCCAGCAGAATAAATTTGTTCCATCTTTGCATGAATTTAATATTACAATATTGTCGGAACTTAATTTACAGTCATATATGGCGGGAGATGCTGCACCAACTTGTTCGTTGCATTTTCTGCCTTTTTTATAATAAGTAGAGGTATATGGATATACTGATTTTTCTGCACATTCTTTTTCTGTGCAAACATCAATACAATCTGCTTCTACTGTTCCGTCTTGTTTAAACTTTGGATAGCAACATGCTCTTTTATTTCTATAATCTATTTTTTCTGGTGCAGCAGAAATACAAAGATCATCTGGTCTTTTACCAGAATCCGTTAATGAAATACATGTACCTAAAGTCCATAAACCGCTTTTATCCTGACAATCACAGAAAGTACTATCTTCATATGGATTACCACCTTCTGGTCTTCCACATGAACAGCAGCAACCAATAGAAGATGGAGTTATATTAACACTATTATCACATGATCCTTTTAGAAAATAACCATTTGCTTGATTACATGCTGATAATGTTTTAGAACTATTGCTTACAGTGTTTGTTTCGGAATCATATTCATAGCAACAACCAACCAATTCTTCATCGCTTTGAACGATAAATTGACTATAATCTACTACTGTTTGTGATCTTGTTCTAAACTGTACTGACATATTAGCAACTTTCGTATGAATTGCAGTCCGGGCATTGTATGTCAACACATATTCCCGGCATCAATTGAACCTTCTTTGTAGTTATATTACCTGTCAGTGATGGAGCAAATCCTGGACCTCCACTACCACCCGCGCCAGTACTGGAAGGTAGTTCTGATGGTGCATAGAAACCATAAGTGGATCTTATAGCATCTCCACCGGGATCTCTAGTATCTGTGTTTTGGCACAAACATGTATGACTAGGTCCTTGTGGGTCCTGAACATTACAACAACATGGTTTTGGATCTGCTATACCAGCACCACAGTGTTTGCATATTAGTCCACCACCGTTACCTCCTTGACTCATTGTGCAACTTTCATGTTTGTCTGGTGGAATGTTATAAAAATCAACCCATCCAAGAGGAACAACTATAAGGGTACTATTTCCTATTGTTCGTGTAGATGTAGTTGTATTTGGATCGGTTCCAGGCGCAAGTCTATTAAAAAATACAGTAGAAGTTTTAAATGCTTCTATGTTATATCTCATATTTCTACCATAAATTACAGGAATTACTCCAAATCCATTTTGAAGGCCTGGTGCAGTTAGATTTTTCTTGTAAAAATAAAATTCACCAACATCATTTAAGTAACCAAAACCATAATCGGCTGGATCGGCTGAAAATCTACCTTGATCTGGATAAAATATTTTTCCAGTTATACTCCATTCTTTAGTCAGATTATGGCTCATATCTGAATAACCACTAAGAGGAATAGTAAAATGTTGTCCATAACTTCCCTCGGGACCTTGTACATTGGCATTTTTGCACATACTGCAATCAAAAATTTCATTTAATCCCATAGTAATTACACCGGGGAATTTAATAGTACCTAATGTAAAAAATGGTTTTTGTTGTCCTTTTAAATATGGATCAAATTTAATTTTGGGATAATCGCTAGTAAAAAGAACAGTACAGTATTCTTCGTAGTTTCCTCCTGTGTCTGGAATCGTTTCTTGAGAAAGAATATAGTCAACATCTGCCCGTGTTCTAATGGAAGTAGAGGGAGAAGTGGACGGACCATCAATTCCGCCCATTAAGTCATTTAGATTTAAATTAATTTTATAATTAACTGAATTCTGACTATTGTCCATGAATACACCCTCTTGCCGGCCGGGATCAAATGACTTTTTAACTTCTTGTAAAATATCAGCCCAGTAATATTTAAATTGTTTTGTATGGCAGTAATCTAACATGTGCCATATACTACCAATACCGGAACTAGTATTATTAGATGTTGGAGAATACAATCCACCAATAACTGCTGTATCTTTACCTGAAATGGAGAATCCTCCACCACAGGTTTCCCAACTGTTTGTATAAGTAGCTCTTCCCCATAGAGGAGGAAATGGTGCTGATATTTTTCTATTTTTGATTAAATCATTATATGGTTCAACATTTTTAAATGTCAGTTGTTCCGATGGAGAAATTGGATATATTGAATCTGCTATTATGTTTCCATTTGCATTACAAATTTGACATTCTTTTTCTGCGGAATCAGTTGTATCATAACCCAAAGATTTTAAACAATCTTCTTTGGTTGTTTCTGCTGTGTTATTTGTATCATACTTATAATTAGAAACATAATAACATTTAAAGTTTGCTCCACCAGCCTCTTGACCAACCGAATATAAAGGACCAATATTTTCCGGCAAATTTTTACCATTAGTTGATACGCCAAGTCTTTCACTTCCAATTGCTAATATACCATCACTCGTTGGATTTTCGGTATAATATGGATAATACTTATTGCTACTGGGTGAGAGTTTTTCAAAATTAATTTGTTTTGCTACATTAGAAGGTAACATAATATTAACAGGAGAAGTTGTTACGGTTCCAGTTACTGCTGCTTGTAATGCGTTTATTGTTGATTGATTTACAAATGTTACTGCACGATATGGTGCATATGATTTTTTTGTTATATTAGTTCGCCAGTTTACAAGTTGTACTGAAGCGGCCGCAACATCAACTGAAGTATTTTTTGATCCAAAGTTTGGATTTCCACTTTGATCATATGATCCTTCTATTGGAAAGCACCAGAAACATGCAGCAAATTGATCACATCCTGTGCAATTATTATTTGGATATAATGGTGACATTTCTCCGTCTGTAATTAATTGACTGCATGTTCTTGTGTCACATCCGGGAACATCTATAGTGCTGGAAGTGCATTGGCTATCACCACTGCAAGAACCATAACATGTCTTTTGTTTAGTTACACATGGATTTGATAAGCAACTTCCTTCTTGGTATCCACTTGGGCAAGTAGTACAAGTTTCTACCTCAACACAGCCTTCGGTGCAATCGCATTTATAACATTTTTTAGGCGGACCACACGGATTGCAATTTGAATTTAATCCTCTAGCCTCACATGTAGAGTCTGTTATAGTTACTTCCGAACAAACACATTGCCCGAGCCCGGGGTGTGTGCAGTCATAACATGTAGTTATTACTGGAACTTTGCAGCATATATTGTTGTTGCAATTAGTTCCTTTACCCATATAAAAACCACTTTTTGTGACATTACATTCATATGGTGTATCTACTAATTCACATGAATAAGAACCGTCTTGTGCTGGAATACAACAAGCGCCTGGTGCATTGATATGATCACAGCATTTTGCATCCACGCAACTATTAGCAGAAACAATCTTTCCACCAAGTATATCTTCACAATGTATTTTAGTTATATTACCTAAGCATTGACCATCTTTGCAGCATATTGTTGCTGGCTTACATCTGTTATAACATAGTCCAGTATAATTATCAGTCTCATCTGTTTCTGGATACTCACCCAGTTGACCACAAGTTATACCTGATATAAAATAACCACCAATGGTTTGACACAGATTTGGATCAATATCTGATATACAACGACCGCCTGTACAACAAATTCCATCAGGTGGTGTTTCACCAGATAATACACAAGAATTTTTATTACAAGGCACTAAAGCCTCAAATATACCATTGCGTTCAATGCAATAATTTTCTGTAACATAGTCTTCACAGTGTTTTGTTCCATCAGCATCAGAATAGCAGCACGAACCGCGTAATCCGGGATTTGTTACATTTCCAACACCAAATCCTCTGGCAGTAAAATGAGCATACCAATAATCCCATGTTATACCCCTCCACATGTGAAGGATGTTTGTTCCGGGATAGAAAACAGGACCGCTGGCTTCATCAAAATAAACATTTGATGGGAAATTCCAAACATCATCTCCTTCGACAACTAAAGTGACAGACATTATCTGTCCGTCTGGAATAGGAGTATCGTTTGTGTTGAAAGATGAAATACCAATTGGTGTAATTATGTTATAAACTGATGCGCGAGAGACATCTAAATTTATACCATCTTGACTTGATGTAAAGAAATTATCTGTACTGATAATAGTATCACCACGAGTGCAAGGACCAACAGTCAAAACACTTTCAGATATATCTGCAACTACATTTCTGTTTGAATAAGTAGTACCACCAAAATTAATGTAATTAAATGCTGTAATTCCACCAGAATATGCAGCAATAGGAACCTGTGGTATAAGATCTGTAGACATGATATAGTTTTTGCTTTTTGCATAAACTATTCTGTTTGGTACGGTATCAGCAGATATACCACCCGCAGTTGTATTTGGCGCTAATGTGAATTTTAGATTATTACTAGAATCATATGTGAAGCCAAGCAAACCAGCAGTTTGGAAACTATAAAAATTTAAAGTTATACCACCAATTACTTCTTTCAAAATTGGAATTTTGTTTCCAACGGAAAGTGCTGTGATTCCTGCATAAATGCCAGTTACGCCCTTTATAATACCAGCATTATAATCAAGAGTATCATCTGAGAATACTAAAGTAACTTGACCAGTTTCATTATTTACCAATACTTTGGTAATATAGTTTGAATCTATACCAGTAGCACCAGTAGCACCAGTGGTTCCGGTAGCACCAGTAGGACCGACAGATCCTTGTGGTCCATTATAACCAGATCCCGGTTGTGCGTATATTGAACTAAATCCAATTTCGTTAGTCATCTTTTATCTTTCATCTGCAAGATTGGCATGTATTCAAGTATTTAAAACTAAATTCGTATTGATCTTTTAGATCCTTGTTTTTAAAATATATAGGAACCATGCGGCATCCTCTAAGTTTTGCAGATGATGAAGATTTCAAAGATGAGATCATTTTGCCACTTGACATATCTTGCGTATATGCTCGGTGTGCTTGTGCTACTTTATAATTTCTCCATGTGTTTATTAATGGATCTGTTGTTTGAATTGATGCTTCAAGAGCATAATCCTGAGACTCGTATGCCTTAACACCAGCAATTTGTGAATTAATTTCTATCAGTCTACCACCAGTAGTAGATGACCAATAATTAGTCTTTGAAATTGTTCTCCATTCACCAGATGTTTGGTTTATGATTCCAGTATTGATTTCATCTATGTTATAATTTATAATGTTCAATTCCAATGCACTGGGAATATACCAATCAGAATAACCGTTATATGCATCTGCATTCTTTTGGCTTATCTGATACAAAGCAGTATTTTTGGTATTGATTGCATACCACATTTCTTTGTACTTTTCTTTAAAGTATGAAGCATCTCTAGATATTCTCTCCTCATCAATTTCAGATTGCCAGTAATT